ACCTTAAATGAATGACCAGATCTTGCAATACTAAAATTATTGATCTCAAATAGTGTTGATCCAATTCCAACAGATGTCCTTGATGCACCAACCTCAACATTTAATAGTAAATTAGAACCTGTATCGGTTGTAGCACCGATACCTAATCTAGAAACACCTTCAACTGGAAGATTCTCATATGTTGGTTCAGGAATGATTAATTGAGGATTAACATAACTTGTACCTGCAGAAACAATGTTAAATGCAAGTGTTCCACCAACACCAACAGTTGCTGTGATATTTGCACCAGTTCCACCACCACCTCCTTGTCCAACAAAGATAGTAATTGTATTTGTTGTAGCAACTCTGATCGCAGTTTGTATTCCAGCGATAGGATCACCATTCGGATTGCTTGTAATTGAAAGTCCTCTAGGATAAGGATGATTACCAAAGAAATTATCCTTAGAGCACTTGAATACTAATCCACCTGTGTCAATACCAACAGTGTCACTTGTTGATAAACCATGATTCGGAATGGTCAGTTTTAGAAGACCACTATGTGATTCATAATCTGCATCTGTTGCTGTAAATGCATTTGCACCTGTCGCAGCAAAACTACCCTTACGTATTGAACCAATACCTGAACTTACAAATCTATGCTCAAATGCAAGGTCTGTCACACCGATTGCAACTGTTCCACCACGATATCCAGAACCAAATGTATTATCCTCAAAGAACTCAAATGCATGACCTCCACCTTGATAAGTGTGAGGAATCGTACTTGCTCCTGCTTGAACCTCAAAGGTTCTTTCAGAAACAATTCCTACAAGGAATAAAGGTCTATCGTGATCTTGGAAGATCGTAGTTGTAACTCCAACATATCCACCACCACCTATTGTTTTAACTGCAGTGGCAGTTGCTGAAACAAAAGTATGTGCATAAACATCACCTGGATTAGATGCACCGACATTAACTTGGAATGTATTTGTGGTTACATTACTTACAGATAGATATTGATTTGCTGCGGGGTCAGTGGCACGAGGATAACAATGAGTTGAATTATTACCATCTTTTGTGCAAGTAAAGCATATTGAACCTGTATCAAGAATTACTGCATCACCATTTACCAATCCATGATTTGCAATTGTTATGGTAGAAATACCAGTTACACCATCATAAGTAGCATTAGTTGGTTGTCCAACAACAGTTTTAGGACATCTAAACTCTAATCCTTTGAGTTGAACTGTATTTGGTCTTTCAAGAGCAAACCCATGAACTTTATCAGTAGTAACTGTAATAATACCTGTGATATTATCATATGCTGCTGTAGTAATTCCATAATTTACTCCTGAAGTTGTCGCAATACCAACAACACTGGTGATTGCACCTGATGCGTTCTTGAATAATGATGCTTTCGCACCTTCAAGTGGAGCATATCCAAGACCAGGTGTAGAACCAAGTGATACTATTAAACCACCTCTAGGAACTTGGTTTTGGTTAATATCCGATTCAGATACAATAAACTGACCGTTTTCAGAGGTAATACCTGTGAATTGAACTGTAGAAACACCAGCAACAGTATCTGCGATGAACTCATAATTATGACCTGCGTTATTAACAGTCAATGGTGTTTGGAATATACCATTAATGAATAGAATACCATTACCAACTCCTATACCTGCAGAAGTATTTGCTCCTCCGACTGTCAAACTATATGTCTTACCAATTCCAGTAAAGTCATCTGACACATCATCAAATAACATATTGGTTGTGTAATTACTTCTTAGGAAAGTTCTACCACTAAAATCTGCTTTTACAAATGGTAAATTAGTATCCGTTCTTCTTGATCTTGTATTTCCTTTTGGTGGTTCAATGAAATAGATTGAACTATCAACAATATTAAATGCACCTCTATGAACTCTAACAGTATCATTAGCAGAGTGAGGAGTAGCACCTATTCCTAATACACCTCTCTCAACTCTTACTACTGGTAATGTTGAAATACCAAGAGAAACATCTGTCGAATCATTAATCTTTCCAGTTGGTAAGCTTGAGAAACCAACTTGCTCAATTTTCATATACTCATCATTTACTTTTAATACATCACTTGGTTGAATTGAACCAATACCACTTAGGACAAATTGAGAGGTCGCAGATCCAATATTACCATCTAATGTGTGTGATATTGATGTAAATGTGATGGGTTGTTGCACAATACCATCAAGACCAACAATTGTCTTGGTAAGTTGCTTATTCATTGTCAACTTATGAGCATTACCAGTTCCAATTCCTGTAAATGTAATTGCTACACCTGAAGAAACATATTCAGGACGAGAGAATAATTGGAATCTATTTTCGTCAATAACTTTTGCAAATACTGTTGATGGTAAGATAGTTGTTACAATACCTGCAGTATTTGTTGTTGAACCAATTGATAATGCAGTAGCTGCAATTCCTATAAAGGTTGAATCAAACGAATAATTTAACTCTTCATTAGTATTGAAGAAGTGATTTGGAATTGTAAATACACCAGTGGATGTACTAATGATGCCTGAATTAGGATTGAAGGTCTTACTATAAATTGGAGTTCCCTCAAATTTAAGATCAAACTTAGTTTTATTTGCTCTTCTTCCTTCTAATCCGTCAAATGTTGATAAAAATACTTCTTGATCAACTGGTCCGTAAGTTAATTTAGGTGGAGTATTATCAAAATCATTCTCAGTGTAGAAAATTTGATTGTATGATTGAACTTCTATCAGTGAATTAAATTGAGAATCAGGGTAGAATCTTAAGTTGATATTATTTCCACTTATTTCACCTCCAAAAGTACCAATACCTGTTGTTGATCCTGCGGATACAAATGGATATTGAACTGTTAATATATCATCTACATCTCTGATTGCAATTATTTGATGAATTGCTGATGTCTGACCACTTGAAACTCTAACCAGAGACTTTGCACTACTATCAATATTCTTATTAAGAGTAGCAAATGTAATAACACTTCCAGTTCCTGATGCATAACCAGACTCTAATCTTACGCTTCTCTCTGCACCTGCTGGTTGATCTGATACTGCAAAACGATATGTGCTCGCAGTAGCAGTTGTTGTACCCAATCCAACAATATTTGATCTTGTTTCAAGCACATTAGTACGATCATTTTCAATTTGTAATTTAATTAAATCATTCTCAAATCTTGCTGTGATAACTCCAACTGTGCTTTGACTGCTTGCTAATTTTTTATCAACGTATATCTGAGAGATTGTAGTATCTGTTCCATCAAAATCAACAATCACTTCGTTATAATTAATATCTTTAGTTACTGTATCCTCAACAAATATAGATGCATGTAAAGCATTAAAATCAGTTTTAGTAAATTCAGCGATTGTAGTCGTAACAATACCTGTTGCACTAAATGATGCATTAACATTTGCACCAGTTAATTTAACATTTCCAATATTGTTAGTATTAATTCCGACTAAATCTGTATTAAAATCAGTTTTTAGTATTTTGATATCATGATCTTTTGCAAATTTGTCTGTTGGTTCAAAGAGTAAATTCTTTGTTCCACCAGAAGTAATATCAGTTTTTACATCTCCTAATCTGATTGATGTAAAATCAGTAGTTTTCTCAAATAAAATAGCATCATCTTCATCTGTCAGTACAACAACTTCAGTGAATTGAGTATCAAATGTGTCAGGATCAATAATCTGAATTAAATAATTCCCAACATCTGCAGTCAATTCCTCAACAACAGTTGTATTTGCAGAAAAACCTACACTGGAGAACTGATCACTTATGTCATCATGGATTAAAACACGATTACTAATACATCTTGTAAAGTCAGTTAAAACTCTATTTTGTAATTGTAAATTTTTAGATTTATTGTTTAGTGTATCAAAATCTGTTACAAAGTCAAAATTATTAATTGCATCAACTCTTGATATTTGATCATCATTTGTTACATCAAGAATAATAGTTGATAATGTTGAAGTTGTATTTCCCACACCAACTTTTACAGTATTTTGTACAGATGTATCAGCAAAATTCTTTAATCCAGCGGGGTGGACTAATCTATTCACAGGATTTACTAATTCGTCCCATACAACTGAACTTTTTACAGAGTAAGAAAGATTTTGGTAATAATCATTATCTGGCATTACCTGATAATCTTCACTTAATTTACCTGTATCATCTAACCAACCATATTCTTGTCTATTTGAAAAATCAATCTTGAATTTTGCTTTATTATCAATAATAGATGTAATTTCAGCAGATACACCACTTATACTTCCAACAATTCTATCGCCTTTTTTAATCTCAAATAATCCATCAATTTTAACATAATCATCTCTTATTTCAACAATTTCAAGATCAGTTTTTGCACCATCTACATTTAATTTTTCATTTAACTCAAATACACCTCTGGTCTGTATTGGTCGTATATCTGGATAATTTTCTTTATTGATTAATGTTGCATATCCAGACTGGAATGTTTTTGCAATACCAGGATTTGTTGTCAAACCTGCTAATGTAAATTTAAGAACTGATGTTGTACCAGCAATATAATCATCTACATTAAAGAATCTATAATTATAGTTCTCTGAATTAAATCCATCTCCTTCAACAGTTGTGTTTGTTCCGATTCCACTTGTTCCGATTCCTGCTTCACCAATTCTTAAAATACCTTCAACAAATACCTCATCATTTATCTTAAATGGTTCTTGAACGAAACCTCCAAATGGTGTCTCTAGATAGGCAGTCACAACACCTGATACACTTGTTTCAACTGAATTTATTCCAACACCATTAGAATTATTGATTGCTACAATTCTATGGTTAATCGAATCTAATCCATTTACTGGTGCGATTACTTTTACATCAGAAATAGTTTGATTAGGACTGATTGCTTGTAATGATGAATCATCAACAACTTCATTCGATACTGGATTGAATATTAATAAATTAGGAGCACTTGAATAATTTTTACCACCACTTATGATTGAAACTCCAGTTACAACATCTAAATTATCAATATTAACAATAGGCGATATAAATGCTTCTGGACTTAATGTTTTATCAGATGAATACTCATAACCAAAATCAATTATTCTAACTTTTTTAATTTTTCCAACGTTATTTGATGCTGTTTTTATGTTTGCTCCAGTACCATTTGTACTTTCTACAGTATTAAAATTAGGTAATTTTTTGTAATTGAATCCCGATGACAAAATCCTTAAGTCTTTTATTTCGCCATGAACATTTTTAGATTGTGTTGAATATTCTAATTTTTCACAATCTATCTCTGAATATCTCAAAAATTCTGGAACTTTTGGTGAAAAATTAAATGCCTCTGAACTTACTCCAGATATTTTATACTGTCCATTGTAAGTGCTATCAACAAATAATATTTCGTTATGATTAACGACATCAGTATCAGATGTGCTTATGAATCCACCTTTTGTTACACCATAATATAACTTACTTGGAGAAGATGAAGTGCTTTCTATTGATAATGTTGCACCAAAGAATGGTCTATCTGGTGAAGTTCCAATACCAATTGTACCTACACCCGATACATTGAAGTTTGTTGAGTCTTGTGAACTTGAATATTCATTTGTAAGTTCCTTATCGTAGAATATTTTGAAGTCAAAATCTGCTAATGTTGTACTTGATAAACCAAACGTCAATTTTTGATTTTTAACAACTGTAATTTGTGGGTTGATTGGTGCGATTGATTGATTTGCTCCACCTGTATTAGCAGTAATTGCTACTGTTCTAACTGGACTGACGCTAACATCAGAGAGTGTTTCACCTAATTGTAAATATCTGTCACTAACTTTATATACAAAATATGTTCCTGTTGATAATCCTGTTGCTCCACCTTCATAGAAAACTTTATCACCTGTCTTAAATCCATGATTATTAATATCTAAACGATTTGTTTCGACATCAGCAGCAGCAAATGTAATTGGATTTATGATTAACTTCTCAAATTCTGAGTTATATCTGACTGAGACTGGCACAGTAGTTCCAATTCCAACTGATAAATTAGGAACTACATTTATAGAAACAATATCACCATTTTTTAGATTATGTGTTGTCGTCTCTGCGACACCTATTTTTGTAGTTACAGTGCTTATGACTTTATCAACATCAGCAGTAACTTGATCAAACTTTGATGTAAAATTATATAATCCAGATCCGATACCAGATACACCATTACCTAAGAAGAATAAACCATCACTTGTGTTACCTACACCTGCTCTAGTGGTTACAATTCCAATATAATTTTCATCTTTTTTAATTACAAATACATCAGTTGATGTCGAACCAGAGAAAGGTAACTCAAAAGAACCAACTGAACTATTATTGGGTGAAACATCTAATTCAGCATTTGATACATTTGGTCTTGATAATGTTACTTGTTGACCAGTAACGAAAGGATGATTTGGAAGATATATTGCTCTTTCTGGTATTGGAATAGATGTTGTGGTTTCACCAACAACGTAACTTACAGATGATCCTACACCATCAGTTCCAACACCTATGGATTGAATACTATTAAAATAAACTATATCATTTAATTTTGAGTCAAATTTAGTAGTTTTGACAGGAATAGTAAATCTATTATTCAGAATATCAACTTGTGATCCAAAAGTATGTGCAGCACCTGCATTTCTAAAGACTCTAATAATTTTTTGTGTATTATAAAGATTCAATACTTGAACTGTTTCAGTTGTATTACCAACACCTATTCTTAACGTACTACCAATCGAAACCGTATTTGGTATTTTATTAACAAAAATATCTTGTACAACTCCATTAACATTTCCAACTGTCATGGATTTACCTAATGAAACCGTATCTGTACTTACTCCGACTGTAAATGAATCGGTCAGATTTGGAATTGAAGTGCTCAAACCAGATATAAAGACAGAATCTGCATTATTAAGTTCCAGAGTTGGAAGATAATTAACTTGAACCTCATTACCACTATTCCAAGTAAGAATAGCATTATTAAATCTTGTCAATGATGTTTCAATAGTTGATATTCCAAGACCTACAATATCTGAAACTTCTACACTAAGTCCTGTTCCACCAGTATTAGTATTATCGAATGATACAACATCACCTACTTTGTAGTTATTACCACCATCTAATATTATGACATTTTCAATTGTTCCTTTAGTTACTGATTCAACCTCAGATAATTGTCTAACAGTTTCATTTGACTCTTCTATAAAATCATTATCGGCAAACTCTTCCCCTACATTATAAGGTTTTGTATTCCTTATTAAATTAGAATTGTTAAAATCAAAATCATGATCAAGTATTAAATTATCATTAATAAGAGGTGATCTGTAACTATTACCAATAAAATATGGAAATACTCCTTCTAATTTGTTTGTATTTGTTCCTAAAGCAACAGTGGCAAAATATGCATATATTCCATTTGGAAACTCAGGTGTTTTACAAAATCTACCATTATGAATATCTAAATCACCGCTTTCATCATATACATAATCATCAACAAAAAATCCCTCATTAAATCCAGATGGTCTATTTAATACTCGTGATGAATCTTTTTTATATGAACTTATTAATATTTTTAGTGGAGAGTTTATGTTATCTGGTTCTGAATATCCAAAAGGTCCATAAATTGGATTTCCATCATATGCCCAACCTATAATAGGTGAATGATCAGTTATTTTATCAAATTCTCCATTTGCTTTTACATCAAAAGTTTCTTCAAGTTTTGATGCAGTTGATTGAGAGTAACCTAAAACACCAAATGTCAATGATGATTCTCTAGATGTAAGACTAAGATCTCCAAATCTATCAGTTGTGTTTATTGTTAAATCTCTAACTCTCGCAGCAAATAATCCATTCTTTCCTCTAGAAATTGCACGAGCCTCTGTAGTTAAGCTGTCGTATCCTATACCAGAGTTTATTACAATAGTATCAGTTATGACTCCGTTGTTTATAACGGGTCTTACAATCGCTCCTGAACCTGTTCCAGTGGTGTTTATATTGATTTCTGGTAATGAATTATACTCACTTCCTTGATTGACGACTATGACATCTTCAATTCTACCGTTGCTAATTATTGGTTTTAATTCTGCATTTTTACCATTCTCTATTGTTATTTTTGGTTGTACTTGATGATTTAATATAGTTGAACCATAATCAGTTCCCTTTTCATACAAATAAGCACCTGTAAATTTACCAGTTACTACTGGTGTAAAGTTTATTGTACCTGTGACAGTTGATCCATATGATACTTCAACATTGACTTTAATTTCAGGATAAGTGAATATTTGGTATCCAGATCCTGTGGAAAGAAAATCTACAAAATTTCCTCTATCAAAATTAGACTTATTAGTTGCACCAATTCCAGCATTTGCCAGTCTAAATGAATCATCATCTAATTTAATAACATAATATGATGATGTGGTAGATAATCCTTGAATTGCTGTTGTTTCAGCAGAATATTCAATAATATCCCCATGAGAAAATCCATGATTAACAAAGTTTATTGAGTTATAGGAAGAGGATATGCCTAATGGTTCTACTCTTAATTTACGATGCTGATATCCAGAACCTCCATCTATGACTCTAACATCAAGTAAAGTATTTTTTGATTCAGTTCTAAACTTATGAATACCACTTGCAGCAGTATCAGTTGCTAATCCAACTGTATTAATACCAGTAAGAGAATCTACTTTTGTATTAAATATTTTAACTGTAGTGGGATTTACAACTCTTACGAAGTAAGGGTCTCCATCTGATAGTGTACCTGTAATCGCATTAGTTGAATCAAATGCAACACCTATACCTATTGATGGATTTCCATCATTTTTGTAGAATACTTTTTGACCATTTTCTAAATTATGAGCAGTCTTGAATGTAATTGTTTCGTCATCTTTATCGATACCACCATTAAAAAATATATCTCTACTATCAAATGCTATATCTCTAAATCTAGCACCTAAAACTGGTTCTAATAAACAACCAGTTCCATTACCACCAGTCAATGAAATATTAGTAACTGCCTCTATATCAAAATCTTGTGGATCAACAAATACTTTTTTAACACTACCACTAAGGACTGGTTCTACTAATGCTGTTGTTCCTGCTCCAGTTTCTACAGTAATGATAGGTGGATTCAGTACATCATATCCTTCACCCTCATTTAATAACTCAATTTTTTCTAAAGCACCATAATAAATTCTATCATCTGATATTGGTGAATGTATCTGCACACCATCTTTTAATATTCCTATATCGTTTGTAGGTTTATCATGATTAGATGAGATGAATAAGTTTTGAGATAGTGGAATTCTTCTTAAGACTTTATCAGATTCAAGTTTTCTATTTGCATGTCTTTGTAAGATGAAATCATGAGTACCAGTTGTAGTCGTTCCTAAACCAACTTTAACAGTGCTTGCAGTTCCAATTTGACTTCTTGAATTATATAATGCGATTCTAGATATACTTACATTAGGTGCTTCTGGTTGAGGATTAACAAAATATACTCTACCTGATGTTAAACCAACAATTTCTTCATCAGATGGTTGGTATATAACTGCATCACCTTGTATTAATTTTATGTTTTCATTTGCGGGTGGAGCAAATCTTATGAAATTGTAGTCATCTGTTACTCCATCTCGTCCATCAAAGTTAGAAACATTAGATGCTCCTGTTATAGTTTCTTTTGTAACATTTACATCAATATCATAACTTGGTAAAGAGTTAGATGCTACATATCCATCAATTGATCCATCTGTATAAACATTTAATACATCTGATAATATTGTATTATTACCATCTTTAATAGCAATACCTGTGCTATTTGCTTTTTCCAATACACGACGAATATCATATTGTTCTAGTGGATTGTGAGTAAATCCTGAAAGATTTTTTGTTTCGATTTGGTTATTGTTAACATCAATGCTTTTGACATTAAATGTACCCTCAATCGTTTGCTCATTTCTTCTTAATATCTCAAATTCATCATCGACTTTAATAGATGATGAATTTATTTTTGTCTGAAGTGTAAAAGTAGGTCCTAATCCATCAACTTGAAATCTTGAACTTGTATTGTACTTCCATGAATTTGCAAAAACTTGTTTATAAGTACCGATTCCTTCATCTATTTTCTCACCAACATTTTTTACAAATAATTTTTCACCCTCATTTATTAAATTGATATCATTAACTGGTAATAGTTCTGATAAGACACCAGTGATTCTTAAATCAACTCTTTTTGATAAATCTCCATTCTCATATCCAAATATAGATTCATCAGATCTTACATCATCAGCAGTATTAATTCCAACATTTACGCCACTACATCCAAAGAATTGATTGATTGTCTTTGATGTATAATCAATTGTATTTGTACCACTTACAATAGTTCCTGTAGTACCAAATCCAACTGTAGAATCAACAGATATAACTGTGCCATTTATTTGAGTATTACCTAATGATTTTGTTTTACCAGGTATTGTAAATACACCTTCGATTAAATCACGGTCATTAAATCCAACAAAGAGTGATAATTTATAATAAGATTTACTATCTCTTGTAAATATTTCAACTTCTGATACTGAAGCACTAGTGTTTAAGTCATTTGACTTGAATATTGTTTGTCCTATTAAGTTTTGAGGTCGACCATCAGGGGTGATTAGATCAACAACAATGACTTCTCTTCTTATAAATTCTGAACTTGATGGTTTAATTAGATTATTTTCTAAGTCTAATATTTTTGACTCTACACCATATAATACTTTTAATAAAATTCTTATCGACTCTTCTATACCTTTCGATTGATAAAAGGAACGAGCAAATTTTACAAAGTTACCAACGTCTAATTTTTCAGTGAAATCGTTGTTCTCAAGACCTGGTAAGAATGTTTTCTTTAATTTTTTGTAAAATTCTTGAACAAATAATACAGAAAGGTTAGTTATAGAGGAACCAGATACATGAGATGCAGATGAGGTATCCTCAAATACCAATCTTTCTTTATTTACATCCAGTAATGATGATGATACACCAACATTAAAACCTGTAACTCCACTAAAACCACGAATACAACCTGTAAAAGATGTTGAAGTAATACCTGTATATGATATTATCTCATCATCAATTTTTAATAATCCATACTCATCAGGAAAACCTTTTGTGCTTGGAACATTGATCGTTGTATCTGTAGAGGAAACTGCTGCTGTAATAGTCGTTACACCAACAATCACTTCAGGTACAAGGTTATCAACCTTTAAGTATTGATCAAGATTATTAATTAAATCACTAGGACCTCCTTGAAACTCCTGTGAAATATAATATTGCTTGAAAAATTCTGTAGCGTTAGGAAAATCAGAGAGTATAAACTCAGGTAACTGATTTTCGATAATCGTATTGACCTTTATTCTTTTGTCAAATTGTGACATAAATTATTTCCTCTCTAAGACCCCATTTGAGTAACTTGAGGTAAAGTAATCTCTTGTGAATACAACACCTGAAACATCTTCTCCTGATGCAATAACGTCCTTCACCATATTTATGGTTGAATTAGAAACGTCAAAACTAACAAATAAATCCTTTAATCCTATCACATCATTTGATTCAGGGAATGCTTGCACTTCAATTATATTATTTTGAGTCACTGTAGATGATATATTGATAGTGTTTAACAATATCTCTCCTTTTTTATAATCAACACCACCTGCATCTTTAATTAATACTACTTGTTGATTTTTATTATTTTTAGTAACCACACTTATGGTTCCTTTCATACTACCGTCTAAATTACCTGCAGCGTCTTTATTTGGTACATCTGTAAGATATGCAATATCAGTGCTACCAGATAAACTGAATCCTGTGCTCTTAATATTAAAACCTGCTGGATTTATATAAAAACGATTACCAAAACATAATTCATATTGTGCAAATTGATTTAGTAATGCCTTCAAGTCTCTTCTAATGATAACTTTAGTGATATTCGATGTAATACCATCATCTACACGATCAATTAATTGATTAATTTTACTATACTTAAATCTACCACCAAATTTGTTGATTTCAATATTATCACCATATAATCGCAAAGCACTAATAATACTACTTCTCAAATTTAGATCTGATGGAACTTTTGATGGATCATAATAAACTGTTGAATTTAATTCAACATATAGTATCTTGAGATCTACTATCTCTGAATTTATACCAGCGATAGCGTAACTCTTCAATTTATTTTTAATTTGAGTTTTATCAAAATCTGATACAAATGTACCATTTTTTGGTTTGATGCTTATTTGTACTTTTCCAAATTGAGGTGGGTCAAGTTCCTCTCCACCCACAACTGCAACAGATTCTGTCTGAGGGAAAATAGTTTGTATTATTGCTTCATAATCTCTAGGTGTAACTGCTCTATATTGTGCTGAGTAGAGTCTTGGAGCAAAATACTTAATAGAAGACACATCTTCAACATTCGCACCATTAGAGGCGGTTGTAACGGTTGTGATGTCGACACTATCTGATGGTGTAAAGAAAGTTCCATCATCTTTTGAGAATGTTCCTTGAAAACTAAAATTAGAAGGACCATTTCCTTCCAATCCCTCTGTTACGATATATGTTGCAGTGATAACCTCATTATTTTGTAATTTCTTACCAAATAATCCATCACCAAACAATATTTCATACTTTTCGTCTTGAACCTCTTGTGCGAGATATATTTCCGATGTTTTATCTAAGTTTAGAATATTATCAACTTGTTTATATCTTCTTCCTATTGTTGAGGAATTAACATCTGAAACAAAAACTCTTAAGGTTGAACTATCAATATTTGCACTATCAAGAATATACCTCTGATCAATAGTTGTATCGACACGATAAACTCTCTGAAGGTATGTTCCTTCAAATATTGTTATTTCATCATCAAATTGTGCAAATGAGGTACCGTTTATATCCTTAACTCTTGAACTTGTGATATTATCAGGTATTGAAAATCTAAATGTTGTATTCTCTACATTACCGATGCATACTAATCCAGAACGCAACGTGAGGGTCTTTGGAGTTGCATCGTTAGTTGTACCTAAATCAATATCATCAATCTTGATTCGGGCAGTTGCAGCGGTTTTTGAGCGTGGTACATAACCGATATTTCTTGCAAGTGATACAACGTTTTCACGGATTGTAGCAGAATCTAAAAATGACTCATTCGCAACTAAATTGGCATTAAATGCATTGATATACGTGTTATATGCTAACGTGTCAATTACAACAGAAAAATTAGAACCCTCAAAATCAAAATCAGTAAAATTTGAGTTTGATCGAAGAAAATCCTTAATTTGTGCTTTGATTTCTTCAAAGTCTAAACTAGTAAATTGAGTAAAAGGCATATTATCTCGTTGGTTCTAATAAAAAGGTGAATGATTGAGTCGGAACTTCAAGACCTACGATATCAAAAAACACTGTAACCTCTAATTCATTAGAATCAGGTCTTCCTTCTACCTCTACTTCAATTTCACCGACTCTAGGTTCAAAGTTTCGTATTGATTCACGAACTTGGTCTTCAATCACCATTACAGTGGTTGGAGTAAAGTTCTCAAATAAGGAATCTCGAATATCAGTGCCAATTAAAGAGTTAAAAAACCTCTCAGTGGGTATTGTTTCGACTAAATTTCTCACTGATCTGACAATTGCACGTTCATTTAGCAATACAGGAAGGTCTTTCGTCACTGGATGAGGTGAAAAAGACAAACTTATATCCTTAAATGCTCTTGATTTGCGTTCTATCGCCATTAAATGATACTTTTAGATTTATTTATACCCAATCACTAACGATTTATAATTCTAATTCGATGTTTTTTCGATTTCAATCTCTCTATGACGTAATTTGCTATAATTTCTGGATCTTTATCACCGCAAGTGTAAAAATCAGCAGTCAAACACCCTTTTTCTGGCCAAGTATGGCAAGAAACATGACTTTCTGCAAGTGCAAATAGGATTGTGCACCCTTGAGGGTTAAATTTATGAATAAAACAGTTTAATATAGTGCTTTTTGACTTCTGAATGCCATCAAATAGAATATCTTTCAGAAAAATGTGATCATTTAACTGTTGAAAGGTGCCATCATACACTTCAAGTAGTAAATGCTTACCCAAATCCATTATTTTTTATCCTAATTCAGGTTCAATATTGATTTCAACGTTATTTTTACGACTTATATCCTTTATTTCGTACATATAATGATCAGAGGTCTCAATTTTTCTTTTATTTTCGACTGAATAGACTGTTGTATCAATTTCGTAACCAGGATTTTCTTCAATTCTTTCAAAAACCCAAGAATTATCGTACCAAATGATGCGATTATTGGGATATGCAT